CTGCAATCGCTGGATCAACAGTTTTTCTTAGTGCATCAATCTTTTCTTTTGTTCCCTCAGCCATAGTTCTCTCCCTCTACTACTGTTTGTTTTCCTTTTCAATTCTCTCATTTTCTTCTTTAATATGTTGGGATAATAAATTAGTATAAATTTCCCTCTCCCACGGCATCATATTATCAAGTTCTGTTAAACTATATTTATGATGTTGCATCATTGCAAAATTAGTTTTATAATAATTAAACAGACTATCGTGAGATAGTCCTATCCTAAAAAACTTTCTAGGCCCTCCAATACAACCTCATTCATAGCTTGTGTATTAGGATTAACAAATGTTAATGTATGTCTTACTTTAGGCATAGTATTAAAAAATACCATTACTTTTTCAAATTGTTCTGTTGTTAATTGGTCAACAAATTCATTTACATCTTTATCTGATATATCAACTCGTTTATAGACATCATCTCCATAGTGAATAGAATCAATACAATTATTTAATACATAAAAAGATTTTTCAGTTTCATTAACAGTTGATGGAATACCCATCATATCTTTTAAGTATGGATATCTAAAATGTATTTTAACATCATTACCTATATATATTTCGGTTGAGTGTTCCTCATCCATAGTTACATTAACTTCTTCAAGATTTAATTCATAGGGAACTTGAGTCTTTCCATCATCTTCACAAGTTAAATTTAACTCTATTTTTTCTCCTATAGACTTTCCTCTAACTCTTAAAAATATGTACTCTACATCAAACATAGGAGAATTAGTTGCATCAACAACTCCAAATGTACAGTCTGATACTAATGCCGTCATAGCACTTAATACTTCATTTTCGTTTTTAGATTCTTGTGCCATCATAAGAACTTTTTGTTCTTTTACTAAAAATGGTCTGTATTTAATTTTTTCGCCAGTAGAGGGTAGTTCCAACTCATAAGTTGGAGAATTTAGTTTTGGTAAAGCCATAATATTTCATCCTTTATAATCTTCTAAGTACGCTTGGTATTTGTCCAGTAATTCTTCTTGTTACTGTGTTTACTGCTGATTCTGCAATTCGTGTCAATAGTGGTTTTGGTAAGTTTGCTTCGTCTGTTAAATTTTGCCAATAACGATATTTGAAAGTTATACCTATTGTCTGATAAGTAGCACCAACTTCATATGATAATGCTTGTTGATCCATACTTACTGGAAATGCCTCAATAAGTTTTACGCCATATCGTCTATTATTCTGTTCATCAAGTGAATGGATATCTACAGACCCAATATAATCATTATAGTAACCCATAGCAAATGTTTGTGGATTATATGCAAGTCTTTGCCATGATTCAAAATACTTTTTTTCTCTCATATCAGAAGAACATTGAAAGGTTGCAGATATATCTCCAAAACTATATCCAGTTACAATTTCTCTAATTGGGCCATATATATTATTGTCTGGTGTAGTATCTAAGTTTCTGCCTGGAAAAGATATTGCTTCACACTTCAATCCAGTTGCACGAACTGTTCCATCTCCTAATGCTTCTCCCATAATTTTTGTAAATACATTAGAACCTAGTCCAGTAGAACCAGCACTTCCAGTTGGTGGATATAGAGTAACCTCATATCTATTTGGTCTAGACATTCCATCTTTACCACGAATTTCTCCTAGAACTTCATTTAAAGCACCAAATGCTACTGCATCTATTAATCCACCGAAACCTGTTGCCATTAGATCATTTTCCTACTGTCTGCATAAACCTCTGATGCACTTGCTTTCTTAAATCTTTGAACTGGTAGTAAAGCTGCAACTGTAAACTCATCTGCATCTATTCTACGAAACTGTGTCTTAACTCTACCAGCAAGATATCGTTTAAGTGTGGGTTTAATTATGTTGAATTTTTTAAGTTTACTGTAATCAACTGCGAGTCTTGTACTCTCATCAAACTTAGTATTATTACTGAAATCAACAACTGTGTCTAATAATTTAAGTCTTAGTGTCATAGGTAGATAGTGAAAGTTAATTCCTAAGAAACCATCTGCATATGGTTCTAGTGGTAATACTAAAGGAAAAGTATCATAGTATGGTAATTTCTTTTTTAGTTTAGGGTCATAGAAAAACATATTCAATCTACCATAGAAAGGTTTATTGTTTCTTTTTCCATCTCGTATCAAATCCATTGCACCAGGCTTACCAAATTCTTTAATCTTATCACGATACCATTCTGTAGATTTTGGTCTACCTTTTGCAGCTTTTACAACTGATTGTATAAATTTACTTTGTGCCATTTTTACACCTACAGTTTAATCCACCACAACTACCTTTAAGTGGTTTGTTCATAAGTAGTCCTAAAGACATTCCTAATGTAAAGAGTGTCATTAACACGATTGTGACTCCAAAAGTTTCCATATTACTATTTATACTTTATATTCAGATGGTCTTCAGTAAGAATTTTAAATTCCATACCATGATCTAAACAAAACTCATTTGCAGATTTCCACTTGGCTTCATTGATAGTCCATGTCTTGACCTCATTTAACCATCTCTTAGTTCTTCTTGGTGGATTTGCTGGTGGTGATTTGCACTGATATTTAGGTTTTACCTCTACGATAAATTTTTTAATAGTACCATTTGCTTGTCGAACTTTCATATAAAAGTCTGGAAAGTATCTATGTAGTTTATTATCCCAAGGCGACACATAAGGTATAATGATTTCTTCTGAACCCCACTCAAGTATTTTTTCATTCATGTCACAATAAACCATAAGTTTACGTTCCCAAAGTGAACGATATATTACTTTAGACGGATTACCCTTATATTTTTTTGGGTTAGTAGGAATGTATTTACCACTGTATGCCATGTTTATCTTTATAAATAGAAGTTACAGGAGTATTTATACATGGCATTAGACTTATTAAAAGGTGCGGCTCAAGGTGTCGTTGGTAGAGGATTACGAAAAGTTGCTGGTAATCTGCCTGGCTTGTTAGGATTAAATAAGGGTAGAGGTGGAAACAGTTCTGATACTGCATCACTTGAAAGCACAAAGTACACGACTAAGGCATATTCTTTTCCTGGCGATGTTGCAGCTCAGCCAGGCACAGGTAATCAAGGACATTATATTATGTTCTTCATCAATCAACAACAAAATGCAAAGTTAGGTTTTGGTGGTGAGAAACTTGGTGCTGGTCAAAAAAGTATGGAAGAAGAATCATCAAGAACTAAAAAAGAAAAAACAAAAGTTAAAGCCCAATTGAATGCTGCTTTCATTGATGATGCATCATCCTCTAATGTAAGAAAAACTGAAAACAAATTTAAATATTCTAGTAAAAAAGGTTCTACACTTTCTGTACCAAGACCACCTACAGTAAGACTTGATACTGCGATTACATTATATATGCCTCAAATGGTTGCCTTTACTACCTCTGCACAATATCAAGATGAAGTTGTTGGAGATGCAGCTGCAGCTGGAGCAAATGTTTATCAAGAAATATTAAATGGTCAAAAATCTGGATTAGATATTGCAAAAGATGCTATGAAAAGATTGGGTAAAGATATTGGTGAGGGTATGATTAACAAAGGTATAGGTGCATTGTCTATTATTCCTGGCATTGAGGGTGCAAAAGATGTATTCTTTGCACAAAGAGGTTTTATCAAAGCACCAAAAATGGAACTATTTTTTAAAGGTATTGGTAAAAGAAAATTTCAGTATACTTTTAAGATGACACCTAGAAATGATGCAGAAATGCAAGAGATAAGAAAGATTGTTCAAGCATTTAGATTGAATATGTTACCAGAGTTTGAAGATGGAGACAGAGCATCTAGAAGATTAACAATTCCAAATACATTTGATATTCAGTATATGTACAATGGAAAAGTAAATCAATACCTACATAAAATATCTACTTGTGTATTAGAAAGTTGTGATGTTAAATTTAGTGGTGAGGGTAAGTATCAGACTTTTACAGCAGATGATGATGGTGCTCCACCAACAGTTACAGAAATGTCACTCAATTTCCAAGAGATGGAAATCATTACAAAAGAAAGAGTTGCAGAGGGTTACTAATGTATTTTAAAAATTTTCCTACAATACCATATGATGCAGTTGGTCAAGGACAAACAAAAGATGTAAAGAATATTCTAAGACGAGTGGGTATTCGTGCAAAAGTAAAAGCGAACACACTATTCTATGATACTTATGATGTCAAGGAGGGTGAAAGTCCAGAATCAATTGCAGATAAATTATATGGTGACCCAGAAAAACATTGGATAGTATTATTAGTAAATAATATTACAGATAGGTATCATCAATGGCCTATGACATATGCACAATTTCTACAGTTTGTAAATGATAAGTATACAGACCCTAATGGTGTTCATCATTATGAAATTGCACAATCATCTGGTGATACAACTAAAAAGATAGAGGTATACAATAATTCTGCACTTTATGGTGGTGATACAGATTTCTATAGTAATGCAACAACTGTAACAAATATAGAATATGAAGAAAACTTACAGAATGAACACAGAAAAATTAGACTTTTAGACCCACGATATGTTCCACAATTTATCGAAGAATTTGAGGAATTAATGAAGGAAACAGCAATCTAATGGCTGAATTACAATATGCTGGTGATTATGTATTAAAAGA